ATACCACAAATGGAGGAGGAAAATTGCCACCACAGCGCCGGAAAGTGAAATGTGGATGACGCCCACATTTTCCGGCGCGAAGACGGCTGCGGCGAGCGGCTGGAGATCCTTATCCCACAGCAAGATCCCCGTCGCCGCGGTCCCAAGCAGAATAACGACCATCATCCAGTGGATCATGACGATGATGAGGTCGGCTTTCTTCATGAGAGCATGATCAGGCTAAAGGCATAGACTCCGCCGGAAATCAAGGCGATTTGCCAATCGCCGTGGACGCTGGCGTAGAAGCACATTCCCAACCCAAAAACGACCCCGACAGCGAGGGCTAGCCGCAGAACTATCAGCAGAGCGTTAGCCATAACCGCCCATGGGGATGCTTAGGCGTGGTGCCACATATGCGCGTAGTTGACGTGAGACATATCCATCGCCAAAGACGGGGCGATATCATGGGATGCGGACATATCCTGTCCGGCCGAAGCAGTTCCCGCCGTCGGCGCGCCTTGGTTGCCTTGCGCGCCCTGCGCGACTTGCTGGTTCTGCCCCTGGTCGTTCTGATTCTGAAACGGCGTAGGCGGATTAGGCAGAAAGCCGCCGTTGGCGAGGTTGTGCAGCGTCGCGTCGTTGTTGACGATATTGAGGATCTGCGCTTGATCCGCGCCAATAGCCGCATTGACGGCCGCCACCGGAGTCGGATTGGCCGTGTTGATCCCGGCGACCGCGCCAGCCTCTTGCCCGAGAAGGGAAATGACGCTTTGCGCGTCGGTCAGCGCCTGCCCGGTCAAAGGCTGCGCCGTGATATCGGTCTGGACGCCAGTCGCGGCATTGTGCAAGTCAGAAACGATCGAAGCCTGATTTCCGGCGTAGACGCCGCCGATCAGCTTGGTGGCCGCGTCGTTGAAGAAAAGCCCGCCATTGTGAACGCTATCCGCCGCCGGCGGCGCTAAAGGAGCGGGCACCGGCTGCCCGGTGCCGATATCGATGCCCATGAACTGGTTGTTGCCGGAAACGTCGGCGGCGTTTTGCGTCAGAACGGTCGCAGCGCCGTTAATCAAAGCTGGATTATTGTTATGAATGCCGTTGATGATTTCGTTGATCGCCGTCGAAGAGACGGAATTGTTCGCCAGCTCGTTGATGAAGCGCGCCTGATAGAGTCCCGGCTGCTGGGCGTCGAAGGCTACGTTGGCGGCTTGGAAGTTCTGAAGATCGGTGACGAGATTCGGATCGGTTCCGCCATTGGCGACCGCCACGGCTCGATTAGCCAAAGAGTTGGATTGGCTGACGAAATTCACCATGAAAGCGTCTTGCGCCGCGGTGTCGTTGTAAGGCGTCGGCGGCGTCAAGAGGTTGGAGACTTGCTGGAACCCATGATTGCCAGCGACCATGCCCGCGAGGTTGGGATCCGCTTGGGCGATGTCCTGGACATCCCGCACAACATCATTGATGAACTTCGGATCGAAGGTGCCAGATGAGACGTTGAAGCCGTTGCCAGTGATCGCTCCTTGCCCGAATTGGCTGATGCCTGCCGACAGATAGCTCATCTGGTCGGCCATGTTCTGAAGATGGGTGATCGTCGCCCCGTCCGTGAACATCCCGTTAGTAGCAAGGGTCTGAAGCCCTTGCTGCATGGTGTTCACTTGATCGAGGAGCAACTGCTGATTGGATGCGGAGACGCCGCCGGTGACCTCGTTATTGATCGCATTGAAGAGCGAGCCAAGCTGCGAGAAGTTTAGATTGTTGCCCTGGTTCTGATCGCCTTGGGCATTCTGATTCATTGCATTCGGGTCAAAGAAGATCGGCATGGCTATTTCCTGATTTTGCAGTTAGCAAATGTCGCCTGCACTACTTCAAGCGGCCCTTGTTCGCTTTTTGCTACAGGATCCGGCTGGTATATTTCCTTGGCTGGAATCTGACCGCCCGGATACAGCTTGCGAAGCTGCTCAAGAACCGCCTTCCATTCATCGTCGGTCATCGTAATCCTATCTTTGTTTTTCGGCAATCATGATCGCCCGGTGAACCGCCGCGGTCGATTCGATTCCAGCGATAGGATCGATAGTAGCATCCTTTGATGACAGTTTAGGCTTGCCGCGCGGCGGCGGGCCGCCCGCGATGCGCCCTATGCGCTTTTCGAAATAGCCGTCGCGAACATGCTCGATGCTGCCGCCCCTTGGCTGCTCGGCGTCCTCTTGCCCAGATGGGACGCATGCTGCCTTTTTTTCAAATTCCAGCAAGTAAACAACATCAAGATCTGAGAAGAACGCTTCATTCTTGATCCATTGCTCGATGATAGTTTCAGCGAGCCGCCGAGTATCTTCTGTGGGGAGGGCCATTTGACAATTCCCGATTGTATGCCATCCTTAAACACGCGGACCCGCTTTGTTGGTTCCTTCTCTCAGCGGTTCCTCCCTAGTTGTGGTAGTGGTGGACTGACCCGGTGGACGCCAATCCCGCCGGGTCTTTTTTTAGCCTTCGCCAGGAGGCGGATCTTTCAAAGCGGTCGGCTGCCCGTCTACGAACGCGCGAATAGCGCAGTCTTTCGCCTCCAAAAGCTTGCGCATGGCTTCCGTCGCTTCCGGCCCGGGCGGAATGGTGTTCATCATCCAGACCGACAATTCGTAGAACACGCGGCTAATGGGCTGCAAATGCGCCGGCAAATGAGTGTAGACGAACCATTTCGCCATCCGCATGCGCGGATCCGGCGGCGGCGGATTCGGCTTCGTTTCGTCCGGCTGCTTTTCAGCCCATTTAAACATCAGCTTTTCTTTTTCGGCCGCAGCGCATCCTTGACGGGCTGTGTCTGCTCCTGCTTCTGGGCTGGCTTATCCTGCTTCGGCTTGCCCTTAGCTTCTTTACGCGGCGATTTTCCCGACATTGGCTTCCTCTTTGGATTTCTTGATGGCTTCCGCTTGGCGGCGAACGATCTCAAACAGCGCTGCGCCGGGACCGATCACCCCGGCTGAGAAGAAAGTGGTGCCGAGTCCGTCCGCAAGATCGCATGAGCGCAAGCCGCGCTTTTTCATCATGTCTTTGCTCTCTATCACGAGCCTGCCAGACGAGTCTATCGCGAAGCGGACGCTGCATAATTCGCCCGCAAGATCCTCGGCTACATCCCTTGGAATATCGGCGAAAGACGGCTCGCTGTTGGCGATCCAATCCGCCATCTCGATCCAGATGTAGTCGCGCAGCCGGTAAGGCTGGTAATCGGTGGCGAGCCCGGATCGATGCGGCGCTTTCTCGGCGACGTTGACGCCGACCAGAACCAAGCCTTCCGGCAGCTTGCCCGCCCGCTTCAATTCTCTGAGTCGGTCATAAGGGCCGGCCCCGAGCCCGCCGCTGATGTCGATGTGGACGCTGTTCGCAGCCCATTTGCGAATCAGATACACGATGATGCCGGTGCAACGCATGGTGTCGAGCTTCGATTCAACCCGAACTTGTTCGACATTCTGGCCGTCGCGCAAAACGAACACAGTGCGATCGTCGCCATAGCGCGCGATATCCACCCCTAAGCGGCGGTCGCCCGCCTCGACCGTATCGACGTGAGGCCGCGCGATAGCGGCTTCCACCTGATCGAGCGGAATCAGCGTATCGTCATCGAGGCGCGGGAAATCGCCATCGGCGCGGACGCGAACGACGTTGCTGCCCTCGCCGAACTTGCGGACTAATCCATCCCGGTATCCCGGCGCAACCAGCGGGCTTTCTGAGCTGCGGAAGTGGAGGGTTTTAAATTCAGCCCGATTTTGCTTATGCGACGCCGCAAAGTAGCCCGTCGAGCGCGTTGGATTGCCGCCCATAAGGAGGGACGCATTAGGCGAAGAAAGCGCGCCCTCCGCGACCTCGAAGACTTTGTCATGAACGCCCCCGGCTTCCTCGATCACGAACATGATCTGCCCTTTATGCAGATCATCGGCGCTTATTTCGTCTACGATGATGGCGCGCCCGTCTTCGCTGATAGTGATGTCCGAAGCATGAAAGCCCTGCAAGGCGTCCGGCTGCTCGGGGCGCGCCGTTCTAGCGACCGCGAACCATTCCCGCGGCGCGCCGCGGGCCGCGATCTTGTCTTGCGTGATCTCGAAAAGCGACGACAGCCAGTATTCCTGCGGCATGCCCCAAGCGCGGCTCATTTCAAGGGAATGGCGATACCACTTAGCGATTTCGGCCCAAAGAATGTCGCGAAGCTGGACGGCGCTCGGGGCAGTGCACGGAACCTTGGAATAGTCGAAGCATTCGAGCTTCCACCAGATGGCGACCGCCAAGCCAGCGGATTTGCCGGTTCCATGCCCGGATCGCGCGGTGACCTTCGCGCCGGGCTCCTTGATGGCGTTTAAGAGTTCGCGCTGTTGGTGGGTGGCGATGAGCCCTAGCCGGTGCTTCGCGTAGGCAATGGGCTTCTCGCGCCATTCCTCGCGAAGCTCGCGATAAGCCTGCTCCCACGGAATGAGATCTTCTTCGGGCTTGGGCTCGCGCGGCGGATCCTTATCGCGCCAATATGGATTGCCTCCCCTCACCTATTCGCTCTCGCTGCGGACGGCGCGCAGCAGCGCCGTTGCGGATTCCAGGCACCCAAGGTCATCGGCCGCCGATCCGGGCTGGCCGTTAAGCGGCCCGATCCGGTAGCTGTCTGTCTGCCCAAGCCAGTTCTTGCCGAGCCAGATCCCCATCGCCGCGGATCGCTTCGCCTGCACGAACTGAATCCGGCGCAAAGAAGCTTTGCCGTTTTCCTTGCCCTCGCGGAAGGCGCGGCGCGCCTCCTCGTGATCATCCAGAAACTTGCGCAGCGTGTCGTCGCAGCATTGCAGCACCCCGGCGATCTCCGGCAAGGTGCATTGCAGCCCGGCGAGATCCCGAATCCGCTTAAGGGTCGGCTCGTCATAAGTCAGCTTCGTCGGGCCGCCGCCGCCATTATGCACGCCAAGCCCCGCGCCTGGGCCGCCTTTGGATCTGCCGTTCTTGCCAATGGCGAGCGCGTTTTTGTCTATGGCTTCCTGAGTCGCGCGCTGCTCGGCGGCGCGGCGCATTTCATAATGCTGCTGGCATAGCCCAAGCGCGAGCACATTGAAGGTGCATCCTTCGATCGAGCATGTGCCGAGCCTTATTCCGTATCCTTTTTTTGGCATCGATTCATAGCTTTTTTTGCTAGCAATTGCCCCTAGCTCTGGGCTATAATATAGCTCACACAGCCAGGGAATGGAATCATGCCGCAGCCGCCCACCAAGCTGAGTTTACTAAGGCGCGCGGCCAGCGAAGGAAATTGGAAGCAAGCGCTATCGATCGCCGCCAAATTCCAGGATCTTGGAACGCAAGAGGCTGCGATCAGGCGCGCCCGCGAATGCATCTGGAACCCCGGATTCTATCAGCAGCTTGGGCGTAACACCGAAGCGGCGATCGCCGCCGGGATCGCCGCCTTGAAGGAGCGATACCAGCTATGACGATTTGCAAGCGCGTCGCATCTTTCATAGCCCTGGTTGCGTTTCTGTGGCTATTTGTCGGAATCATTTTAGCAACCGCAGTCAACCTAGCAAGGAGCACGCCTGAATGGCTGAAGTCAAGGAAGCAAGCCGAGCTTTGGAGTTTACGAATCCAAAGATGCATGTCGGATGGAAAGGAGCAAAGCCAGTCTTCACCGTATACTCACTCCCAATGGCCGAGGGTCTGTTCAAAGGGGCAGGATCGCCCGGAGTAATCGCAATTTGCGTTGCCCCGCCGTACTCGATGATAGCTGAAAATTTCGAGCAAGCCGTGCATTTCTTCTCTGACGATAATGTCAGCGCCTTCGTGAATTCTGCAATCTTCGCTTACTAAGAATCGCGGGGAGGTTTCACATGCTATACTCCCCGCCCGTGCGCATACTAGGATGGTGGCACGCTAATCTAACCGCCTAGTGCGGGTGGGCTCCCAAGCACAGCGTTCCTTTGGGTGGGGGCCGCGACCCGACGAGTTCCGCAGCGTCAGCGCGGAAAGGGAGCCCGGCCGCCAGCCGGGCTCTTTTTTTTAGAAAGGACCGCCAATGGTTAATGATCACCACGGATCCGCGCCTTCCATCTTGAAGGAGATGAAGGAAGCCCTCGACCGCCGCGGATTGTCCGAAGCGCAATTAGACGAAGGCTTCGCCCTGCAAATTATGACGGATAAAGGGTGGCGCGACAGCGTCATCGCGCCCCATTTCGAAGAGCTTGTCGAGATCTTCGCGAAGGAGGTCGAAGCGCGCCCCAACGCCGGATGGCGCGTCATCGCCCGGCATGTCATTGTCGTGGAGACAATGCTGGTCGAGTTCAGCCAGGAAGGGAGGGGGCAATGACCCGCTCGGAATTCATCCGGGCTTACGCCGTCGCATCCGGCCTGCCCGCCGAATATGCGGACATCGGCTTCATTGACGTTGATGAAAAAGTCCTGCTGGCGCTGCCGTGCGCCTGCGGAGATCCTGGCTGCCAGGGGTGGGGCATGGTCGGCGCGGATAACGCGCTGGATCACCTTGAGCTGTATGCGCCGGAGCCGCTTCGCTCAGCTTATCGCGCCGCCGTCGCCGCCGCGGGCGGCAAATAGCCTAGCGCAGCGCCGCCAGCGCCGGGTGCTCAGGCGGCGGCCCGGCCGCCATAGCGGCGCGCCCCGGCGGGCGCGCGTTCGCCACCGCCCAAGGGGCTTCTGCCGCAAGCGCGGAAAGGACCCACGCGGGCGGCTCGAACTCGAAGTCGCGCCCGGCGGCGATTGACTCAAGCATGGCGGCGACGGCTTCATGCCCGAACAGCAATTCGAAATTCGCCCGGTTGGCGGCCAGGATGGATTGCCCGCCGCGCCGGTAGCACGCCCGGCAGGTGCCGACCAGCGCCCGCCCATGCAGCCCCAAGGTCCGCTTAGGGGGCTCGGGCGGGCGGAAGGGATAGAGCAGGCAGGTGACCGGCTTATCCGCGCCAAGGCGGCACCCATCGGGTCCCAAGTTGCCGCAAGCGCCGGTGCCCGATGATCGGGGCGGCCAAAAGGCGAAGCCGCGGCAGCAGGCCGCGCCGCATCCCCCGGGCCGGAGGATTCCATGGACGGTGCAGTCTATTTCCTTCGCCGCCCATTTGGCGCTAAGGATCCACCTATCCATCACGAGTCTAATTCGGCCAACTCATCGGCCCCCGGCTCCAGCTCGCGGCCGAACTCGCACTTGCCGATGACCTTGGTCGCCTCCGCCGCGCTGCCTTTCACGAAACAAAAGACATTCTGGTGAGTCTTGCCGAGCTTGCGGCTTAGCTCGAATTGCCTTCCTGCCCTAATGGGCAGCGAGCCCGCCGCCGTCACCAGGATCGCCTCGTTGTAGAGCGCCAGCCCCGCCGCCTGGAAAGCGGCGATGGTTTCGCCGGGCAAGTTGCGGTACGCGCCGTCAGGGGCGCGCACGTCGCCGACGACGATGCAGGCGAAGCGGTTGTCGCGCAGCCGCGCGCTAGCCTTCCTGATGATCTCGCGATAGGCGGCGAGGAAGGCTGGCGGATCCATGTTGCTTAAGTCCCGCGGATCGTCCGAATAGCGCTCAAGATCGAAATAGGGCGGGCAAGTGAAAATGAAGTCCGCGGGATCTGGGCAGGATAGGTCGCTGGCGTCGCCGACGATCCATTCGCACGCCGCCAAGGCGGAGTCATCCAGGATGTCGGCAGCCTGCGCCCGGTTGGCTTGAATCTGCCGCTCGCTGAGGTCGATGCCGCGGTAGCGGCGGCGCATCATCGCCGCGACGATGCCGCGAACCGAGCCGCCGGCGAAGGGGTCGAGCACCAGGCCGCCGGGCGGGCACCACCAAGCGTAAGCCAGCTCGCAGAGCACCGGGTCGAAGATGCTGGTGCCAGCGCCGGAAGCCTGCGCCTCCGCGCCCTTTTTATACCCTTCTTCCGTTTTGAAAAGATAAGCGCTATTCGGCCCGGTGCCGCCGCCCGGCGTCGCCGCCTTGGCGGCCCGCGTTTCAGCATTGCTATGGCGGAAGCGCTTGCCGAGCCCTTCGCCGCTGATGCCGTTATATTCGCCTTTCAAGATGTCCTGCCCGTATGTGCGCCCGCTTTTCGGCATGCTAGGCGTCCTTTTCCGCGGTCGCCTCGCGGCAGAGGTAGCCCGCGATGCGCCAGCCCGGCCGCTCTATCTGCCACTGGCGCTTGGTGTCGGCGATCGCGCCGGGCGCGTTCATGATGCATTGAAGCAGGGTGATGCTCTCCTTCAAGATCGGGATGCGCTCGTCATGGCAATTCTTGGGGTCGGCGATGGCGCAGACTGTCAGCACGATTTCGATCATACCCAGCTCCCGTCGTCGTCGATGTGCGGCCCCGCGGGCGGCAGGTCGAAGGCGCAATGGTGGCGTCGCAAATTGCCGGCCCAGAACAAAATGTCGAAGAAAACCCGCCCCTTATGGTCCGGCGGCCCCCGGCGCAAGATGCGCTTCTTGTGCCGCTCCCGCGGCCAGTCTTGGGGCTTGGGTCGCCCGGATTCCGACGATCCAGAGGCAGTCGCCCGGCTTGAGGAAGCGCGCGCATTTGGCTTCATAGTGCCAATCCAATTCTACGCCGGCCGCTTTGGCGCGGCATTCCGCGTGGTAGTCCTCCGGCGGCTTTGCGATGGTGACTATAGCGCGCCAGCCGGGCGGTGCCCAGCGGTCTAGCCGCCGAGCCGGGTCCGCCCCGCATTGGATCCCAAGGATCGGGAAGCCGAAGCCGAATCGCTGCATGCCGGCCAGGATGCCCGCCAGGGTCATCCCGCTGCCTATGGGCACGACCAAGCGGGTCGCGGCGTGGGGCAGGTTCGCGCATTGCGCCGCGGTCTGGGCTATCGCCGCGGGGTGCTCCATGCCGAAGGGGATCTCGCGCCAGCCGGGGCGGGCCGCGGCGTCGGCGCGGGCGCGGGCGGTTATCACCGAGTTGCGCCCGCCGGGGTGCTGGACGATTTCTGCGCCCGCGGCGCGGGCGGCGCGCAGCTCCGGGCTTAGCTCGCCTTGCGGGCAGTGCGCCCGGCATGGGATTCCAAGGTGCTTGGCTATCTGCGCCACGATGTTGATTTGCGGGCTGGCGCGGCTGCCCGCCGTGATGAGTCCCTTGGGCGGCGGGGCGGCTTGGGCGATGGCGGCGCAGGCCCGGGCTTTGCCGCCGATCGCGCCGCCGAATTCGAACAAGTCATCCCGCTTCAGCCAAATCGGCTCGCCGCCGTGGATGGCGGGCTCGCAAGGGGTTAGGGCGGCGGCCGGGGCGGCGCGGGCGCGGGGGTTGATCCCCAGCGCGCCGTCCGGGTCCAGGATGGTGTCGCTCATGCGCAGCAAGTTGCCGCCCCGCCCTAATTCGCTTTCGATGCCCAATGCGATCCAAGCCGCCTTCCGCGCCTGCCACCACCCCTCGCGGGCGTTGAGGACGCTGAATGGCGCGACCAGGAAGCGCTCGGCTAGGGTCTCGCGGGGGTCGCCCGCCGGGTCCCTAAGCGCGGAAATCTCGATCGGGTCGAAGCCGGTCAGCCCCAAGTCCCAGCCCATGGAGTCCAGGTCCGCCAGCTCTTGGGATAGGAGGTCATCGTCCCATTCGGTTTCGTCCGCCGTCCGGTTGTCCGCCAGCCGGTACGCCTTGATTTGGGCGGGGCTCAAATCCGCGGCGACAGTCACCGGGACTCGGCTTAATCCCAGCTTTTTAGCCCCTAAAAGCCGTTTATGTCCGACGATTACCGTGTCTTTTGCGTCGCAAACCAGGGGCTGGCGGAAGCCGAACTCGCGGATGCTGGCGGCAACTTTGTCGATGGCGCGTTCGGTGATTTTGCGCGGGTTCTTGTCGTAAGGCTTGGGCCGCTCGATCGGCCACAGCTCGACCTTCATGGGGATGATTCTTCCGGGTAAGCCCAATGGCTGCTTGGCGGCATGGCGTGGCCCAGCCAAGCGCTTAGGGGCAGGCATTCGGGGCGCATGCTGCGGTGCGGAATGTCGGCGTAGCTGCCGGTTTCGCCCTTCGGGCCGACGAAGTAGATGTTCGCGATGCGGGGGTCATTGGGGTGAAGCCGGATGATGATGGCGGCGTGCGGCCCGAAATGCCATTCGGGGTGGTGCCCGCGGTGCGGGAAGAAGTGCACGAGGTCGCCGATTCGCGGGAGTCGTCCATGGGGCAAGCCTGATAAATCCGGCGGTGTCTTGGGCGGCTCAGGCCCGGGGGGCGGCGGGGGGTGAATCTGGCCTATGCGGGGATCGTCCATGTGTGGAATCGGTGTGTGGTGTCGTAGTTTTTGTGGGGCGATTGTTGGATTGGTGGGGGTGTGGGGTAGTTGTGAATGGAGGGGTCCGGGCGCGCCTTTGCCGCTGAGCCCCACCCTTACGGGGTCCCGCCCTATTGTGACTATCAGGTCATGTGATGCCTCGTCGCAGCCCGCGCGCGGCGCGCCGCTCGGCTAGCTTGGCGTTGTCCATTTGGCTTTCTGGCTGACTGGTCAGGTCGCCGCGGCTGTCTGTCGGCGGTCAGTCTGTCTCCCAGTGCCGGAGCAGTTGTCTGACTGTCCGGCGCAGCCCGGCGCAAGTCGGTCTCCATGGCGGCAAGCAGCCACCCCATGGTCGGCGACCCAAGCGCCGACCAGCTCTCGACCCCACTATCTAAGCCATTGGCTGGGCTTATATTTTGCACCATGATCCGCCTTCTTTTTTGCTATGCGCAACGCGCAACGCAACCGGCAAAATGCCGCACCAACGGGGCGGCGGGGGGAGCGCCAAATCGCCGCATGCGAGGACGGCGATTTGGCGCTGCGCCGCAAGCAGCTTGCAGGCTTGCGGCAATCGGATGGCTGACTCTGGACCATTCCCCAACGAGACTCGGAGGCAGACAGGCGATTGGACACCAGGATAGACACAAATCTGAATGCTTGGCAAGCAGGAGCGCCGCTGCGGACCCGACCCCTATGCGCATCCTCGGACGGGTGAGGGTTCTGATGATCGGGGCGCAGCGACCGGCGGAGCATACCCGCGGGGCGCGCGGCGCGCAAGGGCAAGGACGCCATGGTCTGACTTTTTGCTTGGGAACCAACGGCTTAGATGCAGCATGCTTGCTGACCGGTTAGTCGGTCGGTCGGTCGGTCGGTCGGTCGGTCGGTCGGTCGGTCGGTCGGTCGGTCAGGTTTTGAAACCGACCGAAACCGACCAGCGACCGCTGGTCTTCGGTCTTTGGTCCTTGGTCCTGATTGCCCCGAACCTTGGGGCAATGGTCGCGCGCGCGCGATCGCGCGCGAAGGGGGGCGCGTCTTTTCGGCGGTTCAAATCCCACCCAGCTTAAGCTTTCACTGCCTAGCTCCCGCTACCCGAAAATCGCCCAGGCCACCAAGC